CAGGATCATCACAGCCTAAGAAGACTATGCGATTAGTGCCGGACATTAGTTCCATGTATCCTGTTTTTGCCTTAATGAGCTTATCCAATCCCCATTGGCTAATCTTATTCCGGAAGTCAGCAAAGACTGAGTTTCTAAGAGTCGCTGCTACTTTGCGGATAACAAAGAAGGTCTGGTATTGATTGACTTTATTGTCGCATATCTCAGCCAGAAATAGCTGAATCATGGTCTGGCTTTTGCCCGATCCTGCCCCACCCCAGAGGATATTATAGGTCTTAGGCTCAGTGACTGCTTCCAGATACTGCTGCTGCCATAGGTCAGGACTTGACAAATCAACCTGTGCCATTAGGCTTCTGGTTCAGCTGGCTTCCTGCTTATAGGTTGTGGCATAATGACGGTATTGATTGAGCCTTCTAGTTCAATGTCCTGCTTTGGCTTGCCATAAGCTCTATCCAGGAGTAGCTCTGCTGCTCTGACATCACCTTTGGTGGCCTTGGCTCTCATAGCCATCAGGATAGCCTCTGCTGCTGTCTTGCCATCCTTCTCATCTCCAAGGACATTGGCAAGCAACTCCCTTAACTCAGGTAGCTTTTTAGGCCTGCCAGCAGGATTACCTGATTGACCTTTTTTCCATTTATGAGGTATGACATTCTCTGGCTGTGGCATCGGTGTTTTTTCGCTGATTAGTACCTGACATAAGTCTTAATAATTGAGCGCAAGGATGGAATCGAACCTCTCCTTTAAGCTGGAATGCCTAATGTGCTACCGGTAACACTTCTTGCGCTTGTGATCTTTCTTGCAAAGTTATTTTTTTTCCCTTGTACATTCCTGCTCCTAACTCATCTATTTTTTTATAGTCAATAATTGGAACATTTATCGTACAATTATTATTTATTAAGTATATATATCTTAATTGATAACCTTCATTCGGATAATAGCCTTTTTGCCTTAGGAATTTTCTATGGCCTGTTTTTCCATCATGATTTAACCTCTTTCTAATTTCTTTAGATGTGCCAAAACCAATAACACTAATGGTTTCTTTTCCATTAGTAAATAAATTAAAATTTCTTTTTATATCAGTTAAATAGAACCCAGATGCTCTATAAATAGTTCCATCACCACATTGAGTAGCATCTGAAAAACTAATTATCCAATCTATATGTGGAGCATTTTTTTTTATCAATTTAATTGCAATAGATATGCACCTACTTTCTGAATTTTTTGGTAAATAATCATCAAATGCCATTCGATTTAATTCTAAAAAATTATTCCAAGTTGATGGAGTAACTAAATTCATTAATGATTTTTTAATTATTGGATCACCAAATGAAAGTACACCATGAAGTTTATTATCTAAAAAACAACCAAAGTACAATTTACTCATAGTTGATTTTTTTGAGTAATGATGATTTTTAATAAAATCATTACCTATGCTTGAAGGAATTACTTTAACAATTATTTCTTTCGCTCTGCCCATTGCATAACAATTAAATAAAGCGCATTTCCGTTAGAGTTTTCATTGCCCATTGTTTCAGAATACTTATACTCCTCTGTTACCTTAATATCAGCTATTGCATTCTTTATTTGTTCGGCTTGTTCATCTGCTAAAGTAAATGTCATTTGCTGAAATGGAGCTTTATCGCCAATAGGCAGTTCAAAATCAGTATTTAAATTATCTGGTTTTAGGTCAAATCCTGGCAAATTTAATCCCCAGCTTTCAAGTTCTTCAGCATCCCAATTATTTGCCAGATCATCCCAATCCCACTCACCAAAGCCAACATTGTCTTTGATTATAAACTCTCTCTGCTTGGCCTCATCCCAATCAACTACTTGCACAGGCACTTCCTTCCACTTGGCTTCCTTCATGGCTTTAAAGCGCATGTTGCCTCCAAGGATTACCATGTCCTGGTTCACAACTATTGGCCTGACACTTGCCATCTCTGGGAAGTCCTTTAGGCTTTGAACGAGCTTATGAAACTTATCATCTTTGATAAGTCTAGGATTGCTCGGATTCGGTTTGATTGAGCTTATTGCAACTAATTGCATGGAGATTATTTCATTTTTGGCATCATAGATGGCATCTTAGGCTTAGCCTTTTTCTTTGCCTTCTTAGCCACAGACAGAGCAATGGCTACTGCCTGCTTCTGCGGCTTGCCTTTCTTCATTTCAGCCTTAATGTTGCTGCTGACAGTCTTAGCACTGTACCCTTTCTTTAACGGCATTGTCTTAAACTTAGTTTAGGCAAAGATAGGTATTTAAGAATTGCTGCATACATGTCTCGCTGATTCTTCCATTTGTAAAGGTAGGATTTGGTGCTGCCCTTTTCAATCTTGGCATCCAGCTGAGCAATTTTTCTTTTCAGCCAGTCCATGCAGTCTTCATAATCGAAGTTGTTAGGTATATATTGGTAATTCATGTCATTGATGTAAGTGCCTATACCATCATAGGTGGCAGGTATTTGACTTATGTGGATTTCAGAAATTGGAATTTGATTCATAGTCTTTGAGATGCATAAGCGGAGCATCGAATCGCAAAGGTATTATTCCTGTGCTACCTGAGCGCATCTTGACCTGATCAATAAGGCATAGGCCAGCATTAGGCAATTCAGCACTGCCTACCTTGGTGGTGGCTGATGGCTCAAAGTAGTACTCAGGTCTTAGCATCATCCAGATGACATCAGCATCCTGCTCAACAGAGCCAGACTCACGCAGGTCAGACATTAGTGGCATCTTATCACTTCGTTCATCTACTCTCCGGCTAAGCTGAGATAAGGCTACTACTGGAATCTGGAGTTCTTTGGCAAGTAATTTCAGACCTCTGCTTATCTCGCCTATAATGTTTACTCGGTTTGTCTCTTTTTGATTGACTGAATTTACCAGACCGATGTAATCCACAAAAAGCACCTGCATTTTGTGCTTATTCTTCCACATGGTGGCCTTGCTCCGAATTTTACTGATGTTGAGATAGCCTTCATCACTGATTTTGATAGGCCATTTTTTCATTCGGTGGATAGCCTCATAAAGTGCAGTCTTGTCATACTGATTCATGTCTCCCTGCTTAATCTTATAGGCAAACACATTGCTCTCCTGAGAAGCTAATCTTTGGCAAAGTTCATGCTTGGTCATCTCAAGGCTAAATAAGCCAGAGCCTATGCCTTGCATTGCCAGATTGCGGATAAGGCTTACCACCAATGCTGTCTTACCTTGCCCAGGTCTTGCACCGATGACAGTAAGCTCTCCATTGGTCAGACCTCCGCAAAGTTTATCAAGTGCTGCTATGCCTGTCCGGTATCCGGCTATGTCTCCAGGCTGACTATTGAGCCAAATTTTAGCTGATTCATCCAGTTGCTTCTGGAAGTCATCATCAGACTTGGTGATGGTGCTGGCAAGTATGTTGTCAAACTTAGACTGATACTCGGAAAAAAGGTCGAAGATGTCTCCGGAATCAGATTGAGATTTCTGAAGTAGTTCTAAGCTAAACATGTAAACCTTTGCCTTTAGGTATAGCTCAATCAGTAGTCGGCAATGGGTTTCAGTGTGACCGGGCTGCTTGAGACTGGCAAAGACCTTGGATATTGAGCGCAGACCTCCGGCTTCTTTAAGTAGTCCTGACTTCTTGATTGTGGCTACTGTGGTCTCCAGGTCTACATGTTCTCCGGCATCCTGAAGAGCCTGTATTGCCTTGGCTATTACTTTGTGCTGATCAAGCTGAAAGCAATCAAGTGTAGGCAGGATAGAGAAAGCTGTGAGCCTATCCTCGGCTGATAGCATCATTGCTGAGAGTACTTGCCTCTCCAGTTCTTCGTTTTCAAATTGCATAGGTATTTTGGTTTAGGGGTTAAATGTAAAGGATTCGTGCATTCGGTGCGACCGTGCGCCCGGAACTTCTAAGGTTTGCTCGTTTTTTTTGTTTTTAGAGAAAGAGTTTTGATTTCTTGCCCATGTTGCCAGCCTTCTGCTAATGTCAAAGAACTTCTCAGCCTGATACCTCATCTTGCCTTTTTGGTCAGTTTCTGTCCAATAGTTACAAAAGGCCATAATCATTGGAAGTTCATATTTAGGCTCATACTGCTTTAAGGCTTCTTTAAACTCTTGTTCAGTCTTAATTGGTTTATTGGTTTGTTGGTTATTAGGTTTAACTATTGGGTCAGGTGCTTGCTCATGTGCTTGCTCAGTTGGTGTGTCAAGTGGTGTGTCAGGTGCTTGCTCAAATTTTGACAGGGCAATTATTGATGCATGATGATATTGATTGCAAGACTCACGGATTAACTTTATGAATCCATGCTCAATTAGGTCATTAAAAATTTTCTTGTAAGTATTTCTGCTACCTATCGAAAGCACCTCCATTGTGTGCAATCTAGGAAGCCCGAACTCTGATTTTTGACCAAAATAGTTCCACCGATCAACTATGTAAAAATAAAGCTCAGCATGAGCTGATGATAGTTTGCCTGGATTATTAAATCTCCACTCAAACCATTGTCTGGTTAATTGATAGCCATTCATGGTTATAATAGATTAATAAAGCTAGATGGTTCTCTACATATATTATGTAATTTTTGACTACACTTATTAAGTGAAGTAACAGTTTCAT